TACCTTTGGTTGCGTCACCTGTTTTGGCAAGTTCACGAACCGTAGGTTTACGAAGATAAGCCACTTTGAACAAATCTTCGTTAATACCAACAATGTCATTGTTAGTATCACCAGATACCGTAACGTGACGATGAGCAAACAACTTGACTAACTTAGCAGCATCAGACGAGTAAACGTCGATGGCGTTAATCAAACGCTTATCGTTTTGGTCAAAGTATTTGGTCGCATTAGCAGTGAAACCACTAATACGTCTTTTCAACACCATAGGACAGTAGATAGCATTGACTTCAGTACCTACGTTCCATACATTCTGAAGATAATCATTAAGCATAAGCTCGCTTAAAGAAGTTCCAGAAGAAGTACAAGTAATGCAGAGGAAGGTTTTGATACCTTGCATAACACCTGCATAGGACTCTGTACCCATTGTTGAAGGTTGAACGCCTCTCATAAGAGCGTATTCCAAATCGTTCTTAATCATTTTGAGGGCTTTTGTAGCTTCATATTGATAACGGCTATTGAACGCAGCTTTATCAACGGCTTCCTCAGTGTCGGAAACTAAGAATGACTGTTGATGAATCTGTGTATAGTTCGTCATACGAGAAGGGTCAGTAATCGTCGGATATGACGCATCTGCACCTTCAATATAAGCGTTAATTTTTACTGCACTAAGAGTATCGATAAGCCACTCATGCTTACGATTCTTAGCAACTGATGTTCCTAACCCTGTTGCGAGTTGGGTATCAGTTGGGGACAAGTTCGTAAGGATAGACATCAAATCTTCTTTTACGGACTTATCTAGATTTACATATGCTCCAGCTGCCATTTTATTTTCCTTTATTCATCAGACATTATGCCACCGGCTCTGAGTACTTGACCCATCGCCACTGCAGCATCGGATACTTTTCCAGTCTGTTTAGCTTTTTCGATTGCAGTCTGACGTGAAGATACTTGGACATTAGAGTTGTTACCAGAACCCTCAACCATTGTCTTTTTTTGAAGAGATTTAATCTGATTAGCTTGTTTCTCAATGGTCTTAGCCACGACAGGTTTCTGTGCGTGGGTTAAGTCACGGATAGCAAACGCTTCAGCAATCTCTAAAGCCTCTGGTCTTGCAACAATATCAGGATTTGCCATATAGAAGTTCATTCTCTGATACAACGGACTTTGTGGGTTAAATCCTAAAAAGTTCCCATTAGGGTCTTTGACCGCTAAATCGGGATTACGTTGGATTACCGACTGAAAGGTTTGTTGTCTCACAGTCATTTCCTGTTGTTGCTTTTGTAGTCCTGAAAATTCTTCTTTAACTATTCGCCTTTGTTCTTCGTTAGATAATTTATCTAATTCCTGTAACGCCCACAAACGACTATTTTGGTCTTCTGTTGACGCTGCAAAAGCGGTTAGTTGAGCCTTTGTATACTTCGGTGTTTCAGGCTGTTGTTGCTGAGTGGTGCGGAGTTTTTCATCCTCCTCATACTTTCGCAACTTTCGTTGAGCTTCCGCTAAACGGTTCTTTAACGGCACACCCATTTCGTCTACTGGTTCGACTTGTTGTTCACGCACAACAGGGGCGGTTTCGACTTTTGGTGTTTCAACTACTTCCTTTGTTTCAGGTTGAGCGGTTTCCTGAACCTCATTACTGCTCTCTTGTTCCGTAGCGGATGATTCTTCGGTATTTACATCCAATTCTTTTTCTTCCATTTGCTTCTCCTTGCTGTAACGTAGCAATCGAACTGCTACCCTCTTTTAAATGACGACTTATTCGTCATAATCTTTTTCTATTTCATTAGACTTATCGAGCTGTTCTTTCAACTGTGCCATTTCATCTTTGTACTTCTTTGGCGTATCAGTGATATGCTTATAAGCTAACTTTAAAACCCTCATATTATTTAACTTCTTCTCATCTGTTTCAAACTGCCACATACTATCAAGTTGTCTTACCCATGTATTGCAGTCTTTAAGAACGATGGCCCAGACATCGTTTGTAGATAGGTTACTGATAACCATCTCGCACTCTTTAATGCGCTTGATGATGTCATCTTCGCTATCGCTAGGTCTACTTGTGTCCTCGAAGTATTGATTTTCCACTTTGCCCCCTTATAGTGAGTTGTTCCATTGGAATAAGGATTTTCTTATTCTCTTTTTCGTCTTGTGCTTTACGCTTGTTAATCTCAACAACTTCTTGTGGTAACCTAATCATCCCTCTTGCCATCTTTACTCCTTTGCTGGTTTACCTTTTTCCATTCTTTTCTCGTTCTTCTCACCATCGCCAATCATATCGGACACCATGCTCAATGCTTCGATATTCTCTAGCTTTTGCTTAGACATCTTCTCTTGCACGATATCTTTGGATTTAAGCATACGCCCCTGCATATCAGGTTGGATACCTTGCTTCGCTAGAACCTGTGCAGCCTCGGCGTCAGTAAGTTCATCCATACCAACCTTAACATTTGGACTAGGTGGAGGTGGAGGTTGCGGAGGGGTAACTAATTCTTCCCAGTTTGGAACATCTAATTCCTGATAGAACCGCTTTAATCCGTTAAAGAGGTTCATCGGATTCATAACACCTGTTTGTAGGTAGACAGGATTTTGTGCAGCCATGAGGATTTGTTGAGCCTTCTGTAGCCTGACCTGCGGATTTGTATTCTGGTCGTTACCCCTGATAGCTATTTTGTACTTACCCTGTAGTTCTTCTTTAGTTATTTTAATTCGTTCGCCATTAGATGATTGACCGAAATACATAAACTCATATTGGTCGTCACCATACTGACACCACAGTTCGTATACCCAATTCACTAACTCCTCGAATTGTCCTCGGAACATATCAGCGTCTAAGGAGAACACCTGTTGCATATTCTGGTTCTGTAATTGTACCTCGCCTAGAGTTCGTGGTTGACGCTTGTTAATCATAGACTGTAAAGTGAAGTCTACCTGACCAATCAACTCCTCAACCTTAGCGTTCAACATCATTTCTTCGTCTTTATACGAGAACTCAATATTAGGATTTGATTTGTTAAGCGGTGCGATTGTTTCTGCGAGTGAGTTCATGCCATGAACAGGAATACCTAGTCCCCAAGTGAACTGAGTAGTGGAAGGTTTAATAAGTCCTGCTTTGTAGAGATAAGTCTGAGAGTTAGCCATTGTCTGATAGTCTAACTTCTGCATATGTTGCATATCAATCTCTTTTGCAATATCTTCGATAATCTCTGGAATACCTCTGTGAGAGAACCATCTATCATCTGTTAGTTCATAGAAGAATTTAACGAACGGGTATCTTCCAGAAAAAAATGGCATGGAAATCTTACGGAGTAATTTTCCGAAATCGGGAGCCATCGTAACAATACACTTCTCATCAACGCCATCGTTGTTAATGTCATACCAACAGTAGGTTTCCCAAATCTTAACAAGGTGTCCTTCGGATTGAACTCTCTCGATACCTTCACGCTCATCTTTAGTCACTTCTAGGGTGGAGTCATCTAAATCCGTGTTCCCCTTCGCTTCGATTTCTTTTGCTGAAATATCTTTCCAACCCTTGTATGCCACATTATTTTTAAGCGTTTGCATTGGTATGTAAAACTCGTGAATAATCCACTGCGAACTCTGTGGGTCGAAACCAGTAGTTGTTGGAACATAAACTTTAGGACATAGGGCAATATCGGGATAATCGCAAAGGACATCCTGAACTGTAATAGTAACTTCTTTTTCACCTGAAAGAATTTTCTGGACAGCATTATCAATAGCCTTTCTGTTGTCCTCAATAACTCTTGGAGAAATATCTATATCAAACTTCTTCTGCACCGCAGAGCCAATCATCTCTGGAGTGGTCATGGGGTCAAACAACTGTTGTAGTTCTTGTTCAGATAAATCTTCTAGCTTTAAAGTTTCTACTCGGTTAATAACGTCAATCTTCCAATATGGCTTTGCGACATAGAAACCTTTTTCTAAAGTCTGGTCTGTAACAATAATCATCTTGTTCTTAATCTGCATAATGTTCATAAGAAGATGGTCTAAGAACTTCTCAATCTTTAATGCACCTTCCCAAGTTCCTGTAGGTTGTGGAGTAACCTGCACGATAGGACGAACACCAAACAAGACGTTAATAAGTGCAGCCTTTAGTTTTCTAATCTTTGTTTCAATCGTTGGCATACGTATGTTTGCACAGCCCTTGAAAGGAAAACTCTTTGACTTCTTGATACGCATACGAAGTCTATGGAACTTCTCTTGATTAGTTTCCCATTGAGAAATCCAATTCTCGCAATCTTCTTGCCAACCTTTAATGGTTGACACAAGCGTAGCGTCAGATTTCTTTTCTGCCTTGCTTGCTCTTGGTCTGTCCGTATTGCTCCACTTAATCACTGTAGTTCTCCTTAAAGTCCGTAATTATTTATTCTTTGTTCTGCTATTTTAAAATAATTCTCATCTTTTTCTATCAAGATACAATCCCTATTAAGATTTTTACACGCAACGCCTGTAGTTCCGCTTCCTGCACAGTTATCTAAAACCAACTCTCCTTCGTTGGTGTAGGTTTTTATAAGATATTCAAATAAGGCTACTGGTTTTTGAGTTGGATGCTCCCCTCTTTCTCTTGTGAATCTTTGTATACTTCTAGGACATCTTAATTTCTGACATATCATTTCTACTGGTGGTATTGAGTTATAAACATTTTCTTTTTTAGGTTGAGATGCTTTACTGGTTGTAATTCTTCCTTTTCTTGAGCCTATTCTTTCTTCTCTTTGTTCATTATATGTTATTTTATTTTTCCCAAATACTAAAACATTTTCGTGTTCCTTCATTGGCATATATTTTACTGTGGCAAAATTACTCCCACCATCTTTCTCCCATATCCATTCATATTTAAACATCTTAATATTACTCATCACTAAAGCACTTGTAAAAGGTTGACTTGCTGTTAAAACAATAGCTCCATTATCTTTTATTATTCGCTTGTATTGCTCCCATAGTGGCTCAAAAGGGATTATAGTATCCCATTTACAAGCAGTAGTTCCATAAGGGAGGTCGCACAAAATCATATCAATACTCTTATCTGGTATCGTTTTCATCACTTCTAAACAGTCGCCCAATCTTAAATCAATCATCATATTCCGTAATTGTCTGCTCTTGGTTCATCTTCGATTAAATAACCTGCGTCGTCAAAATTAAATTGTTTTGGTTCTCTGTAGTCTGGGGTGATAATCTGCTCTGCGTAAGCTAAGCTGTCTACCAAATCGTCCCAACGACTAGAACCTATGGTTAGTAACTCGTCTCTCAGCTCATACATACTTTCGTGTATGTAGTATTTACCTTGCTCGAATAGGTATTGTATCGCTGCACAAATCCTATCCTTCTTCTTTCGCACCGTATTGCCACCTTGAGTAGTAAATGAGTTAGTTAATTCGACAAATGGTGCGTTAATCTTGCGTTCTTCTGCTCTTTTAAGGCAAGTTGCATAAAATAGTTTTTCAGTTCCACTGTTAGGCACTCCTAAAGCCTGAACAGAGCCTTTGTTGGATATATACATATTAAGAAAAGCGTCTATAAACTCTAAAGTCGTGTCATGGGTGCGTATATACTTAGCTACATATCTATTTCCATTGTGGTCGCACAAAACTAAACTAGCTACCTTCCAATCTGACTTTTCTTCTTCGCTGTAGGCTGGGTCTACTGCGATAACTGCGTTGTATTGCTTAGGTAACTCTGTCCAGTAGCGTATATTTTCAGGTTTGATGACCGCAGCAGAGTCCATCTTTGGGTCATTCATGTATTCTGACGCAAAAGCAAACGAACCTATCTCTTTTTTACGCTGTTGTAGCCACACATGAGGTCTTGCAGACTTCCATAGTGCGTGTTCTTCATCTTCAATGTTGTCTATATAGGCACGGAGTTTGAGTTTCTTCCAGCCATTAGGCGTCTCCAATAAATCTGCGAGCAACGACAACGGGTGAATAATTGTACCTACGACCACTAACTGCCCTTTTGGAAGCAAGCAGTTAATACAAGCACGAAATAACCAGTCTTTTAGCTTCTTACGCTGTTCTTCGCTCTCTACGCTCTCGTCAGTTTCAATATCATCAAGAATAAGGCAGTCTGGTCTAAACCCTCGTATCTGTGCTCCTGCACCCTTAGCACGGATATTGACACCATTTGTGAGAATAATGTGGTTTTCTGTCCACTTGTCGCTTCTCATATCTCCAAAGATATGAAGTAACTTCTGGTTATTCTCTATTTCCATCTTTACCTTGCGTAGTAGGTCGATAGCCAATCCTTCAGATGCGGATATAATACATATATCCTTACGGTGTTTAAAGATGGCTAACCACGCTACATACACAACTGTGCAAATAATGCTCTTTGCAAATCCTCTAGGTGCTGCTACAACAAGTCTTTCCTCGGAAGGAAGCAACTTATATAAATCAAAGTGAAACGGAGGTATAGTGTCAGTAAGATAACTGCCAAAGATATTGACAGCAAAGTCTGCTAAATCCTCATCGTAACGCTTAAATACCTTTAATTCTTCTACTGTTGCCATTAGAGAGTAATATCACTTTCTACTTCGTTTCCCCAGACATCCCAACCCTCTGTTTTCTGTCGGGCGAAAAGTTCTATGCGGGGTAAATCTCCCATAAGTTCTACAATTCTGTTTCTTACTTCCTGTGGTTTTTCGCTGTGTCGTTTTCTTTCCGCAATTACGAGTTGCTTTATGTTCTTAATAATTCTTTTAGGCGAACCCCTTGTGGCTAATAAACAAAGTTCTATGTTCCCCATAGTCCACCTTCCAAGATTGCTTACCCATTTACCATTCTTAGTTTGCTTATTCCAACAAAATGCAACTGTCTTATATTTATAACCCCAAGAGTTAATAACTTCAAATGCTTCTGGTAATAACGGATTAACTACCCACATAAACAACACGCTATCTACCCCCCCCAGTTCCTTAATTGGTAAACTCTTTATTTCTTCTTTCCCCATTGTCCTATAATGAGTTTCCGCTCCCTGATGCCCTTTCATTTTGTCGTTATAACTCCACGGCGGGTCAGCATAGATTATCTGGTATTTCTTTTGTTCCACTATTTGCCCTTATCGTAACGCTTAAATACCTTTAATTCTTCTACTGTTGCCAATTAACCCTCAAATTCGTCTTTACAAGAGGTTATTCTTTTCCACCCGTATTGTGCGAACATACACTTCATAAGAAACAAAGAGAACTGTGCATCATCAAAACAAACTCCTGCGATGTTTTTAGGAACTTTATGTCCTTCTTCGTCTTTTTGTATCCAGAACTCTCTTATATTCAAGGCTTTCTTAACATAGCTTCGCACGAATAAATTACAAATCCAAAGCTCTAACCAGTCTATACAGAACAGTATCTTACTTACCAAGCACTCTATAAGCTCTTTTGTCTTGTATTTCTGTTTTACCATGCCCTCTCCTATCTTATATGATATAACAATCCTAAAACTATGAGCAATTTTCTGCGCAGCTCTATACCTGTAGCACAGGGGGGTTGGGGGCTTGGCTGGGTTGCTATGATATTGTTACTTTGCCCTGTTGCCCTTACTGAGTCTAAACACACTTAGAATATAGACTTACAACAATATGTATACACTATATACTTACTTATACTTACTTAGACTTACTCGTGCCTTGTGTATCTATGCTAGTATCTACTGCTTCTGCCCTATCTACTGCCCTTATGCTGTCTAGTACATTGGCTTGGTTGATAGTTATGCTTGTCTCTGGAGACATAAGGTTATGAAGCTTAGATATATCCTCAACTGCTCTTAGACTGTTCGTAATATCCCCTTTATTTCTCGCCAGGTTGCCTAAGGTTGAGAGAACGTCTGTTATACTATCCCTAGATATGCCTTTACCTTC